CTTAGAATGTTTTACTTTCATTTTTTATAAATTCGAATTTATCTGTATATAAATATAGAACTATTCCTGAGGCTTGATGTTTTTCTCAGATAACATTCCGTTACCATTTTCTTCTTTAAGAATTTTTTTCTTATTTAATGCTTTTTGTAAAGTTTTTTTAAGATTTTTAACTTCAAATGTAGAAACTCTATTACCATCTGATGGTTTTTCTACTCTATCTGGTGTTAATCCTCCTTTACCTAAAGGATCTCTACTAAAATTACTTTGATCTGAACCATAACTCTGAGGTTTTTCAACTGGGCGTCCAGGTTCTTTTTCATCATATCCTGTGGGGATTTGTGCTGGTCCTACTGCTTTATCTCGTTTATTACCATATAACGAAGCTAAATCATGTGGAGTACCATAAGACATACCTGATTCTGATGGGTCATTTCCTTCGTTTTCAAGTTGATTAATTCTAAAGGTATCCATTGCATCATTTAACATTGTGTCTTTTTGTTCATTATATTGATCAGGTGATAGTCCAAATACATTTTCATAAACCCAATCTTTACTAAACAATTTTCCATCTAACATTTCTTTAGCTACTGTTGTTTTAGCAGTGTATAATTCTATTTTTTCTTGTTCATAAATAATAGATGGTGTAGTTAATTCTAATTTAAAATCAACTAAATCTTTATCTTCAAAACCTTGTGAATATAAATGTACTAATGCAATTTTTGTTAATTCTGATTCTACAATTCTTTGGATACGTTCAACTGTACGAGCGAATCTAATGTCCATACCTGCTAATGTTGATTTTCCTTCTACTCCTTCCTCATAACCTAAAAATGGTTTTGGAATTTTTAAAGCAGCCATCATTTTAGCTTTTAAATATTCTATATCACCAGTACCATCATAATCTAAACCTTTTGTAGTGTCAATTCTTGTTGAACTATCATTACCCCTTACTGGAATATAAAAATCCTCAGTAATATTTTGCATGTTATATTTTAAATTATAATCACCTGTTTGTTGATCAATATATGGTGTTTTTTTCATTTTATTGACTGTTTCAGCCATAAATTGTTCTACTTGCTCTGGTGGTATAGCTCCTACATTAATATAGAATGTTCTTTTTTCAGGTGCTCTCATAATTCTATGAATTAACATAGCATCTTCCATTAACATTAATTGTTTAAATACTTTACGAGCTGGTTCTAAGTAAGATCTACCGTAAGGAAGATAATTAGAATCTGTAAGTAATCTAAAGTGAGCAACTTCATAATTTTCTAACTGAAATTGGTCTCGTCTAATTGTATTAGTTGCACCTGAAGCTAAACCATTAGGATCCATTGTAAAACGAGTGTATGATGGATTGTCAGGATCAGTTCCTTCTTCTCTTACTACTTCATATGTTGAAAGAGGTATAACATTATAAACCCCGAATTTTTCAGATACTTCTAATTTAAGATAAAAATCACCATACTTACACATATTTCTAATCCATGTAGCTAAATTAAATTCAATATTTAAAACATCATAAAATAAGTTATGTAATACTTTTCTAATATTTTCATCAGCTGATTGGATATTTAAAACCTGTCCATATTCATTTCTTGAAGTTGTTTCATCCGCCATAATATCTAATGCGGCTGCTATAATAGGATCATGATCCATTGCTTCATAATCACTATAAAGCTGAAGTCGCATTGACTGATAATTCAGTGTAGGATTATACTGTAGTGAAGATCCTACAGGTTTGTGTAGACGTGTAAACCTATCATAAAGTGAATTAGAAGCTAAATTTCCGTATTTTTGGATCCTTCCAGTATCCATTACCTTTAATTTCTTCCCACCAACATTTCTGATGATTACGTCACTCGAAAATAATCGTTGTAATCTTGTAAATAAACTAGTATCTGCCATTCTTTTTGTTTGTTATAAATATATTAAAGAAGCCAAGTCAAATCTTGACTTCCTTGTTCGCCTAAATCTTGTGTCCAACCTGCGTCTTTCTTATTTGTACCTCCTGTGTAAACACCAGAGGCATTTGTTTGCCAATTTCTTAATGTGGCATTTGTTAAATCTATTCCTTGTTGGGCAAATTTAAGTGCTGTGTCTCTTACATAACATGCTGTTGCTAAAGACATTACTAAATCATCATTATACCCCCCTTGTGCTTCTGCTCTTCCATTTTTCCAAATAAAAGTACGCATTTCTTCCAACGTTCTTTTTCCTTGGATTAGTATTGATTTTTCTCTTAAATAAGCGTCTAATTTTCCTATTGTTAATGGTCGGGTTTTCATTGACATTGTAAAACCAGGAACCATTTTTGTTGTGTCTGTTATATCGTATCCTTTAGCTAAAAATGCTTCTGCATTTGTTGCTGCGTCTCCTTTAGGAGAATAATATAAATTTTGGTAATTCTTATCAATTACTACCTGAATAGTATTCCATCCTATATTAGCATTTTCAATTACAAGTAATGCATTATTATATTCAGTTGCTATTGCAACTAACATATGGCCAAATTCTTTAGTACCTATTTGACCTTTAAACTCACCAATTTGTTTACATTCTTCAATGTCTATAATGTGAAAGGCAGAATAATCTTTACTGTCACCCCTAGCTACATCGGCTACAACTATATACTTTCTTGTATAATCTGGATATTCCCAAATGTGTAATCCTCCTTCTATACCTCTTTTCTCTACAGGTTCACATATGTTTGATACTTCTATAAATTTTAATATTTCTGATTCAAACACAGTATTACCTGAGGTTGTAAAATCACAGTCACATTCTTGTGCTGCCATTCTTAAACCTAACTCATCATCCTGTTTGTCTCTCCATTCTTGATTTCTTTCAGGATGAACTGACCAGTGTAATTTAATAGGAGTAAACCCATTAGTTCCATCTTGTGCTTTAGTCCACATTTTGTGGAAAAAATTACCTGTGCCATTTGGTGTAGATAAAACTATTGCTTTACCACCCGTTGACAGTGTTTGTTGTGATGAACCCCAAATTTCTTCAATTCTATTTTGTTCAATAAATGCTGCTTCATCAATAATTAATAGAGAAATTGCTTCTGATCTACCAGCATCACCTGCTGCTGACACTGCTTTAATTTGAGAGCCATTTTTAAGTCGTAATGCTAATTTATTTTTTTCTGTAAAACCAATTTGTAACCATGATGGTAATTCATCATACATAAATTTAACTTTCGTTACTAGATTTTTTGCAGTGTCTTGTTTAGTTGCAACAACTAATATTGCTTTATCTCGTTGGAATAACATCATCCATAAGGCCATACCTGCGGACAAAGTTGAAATTCCTAACTGACGAGATTTAAGAATAATACTTCTATCGTTTTTTTGCAGTAATTTTAATGTACCTTCTTGAAATGGGTATAAGTTAAATTGAACACGGCCTCTTGTAGGGTGTTGAATGTAACAATATTTTTTCATAAAGTATACAGGATCCTTAGCACATTTAATGTACTCCTGTTTTATTACTTGTTTTATATTAGTCTGAGCCATATGTTATACATATTGAGTTATAGCACTTTTGACTTGTTTTATACGTTCTTCTACAGCGCCCTTAATAGTAATAATTTTTTTACCTCCATTCATTTGTATAATTGATTTTATTTCTTCATCAATAGCTATTCTATAATCAGCGTCTGTTTCTCTAACTCCATTGTCTTCTATTTCTACTCCTTCTGGACTAACATAAAATAAAAGATCGTACTCATTTATTAGGGGTTCGATAGTAAGTGCTAAGTAAATTTTTTCTCTATAACCCATTGATGTAGATAAATTAGCAAAAGCCATTACATCTACTACTGTTCTATCAGTAATTATATTTTTTTGCATTAATTCGCTTGCTCTTTCAGCTGCAAATACTAATTGTCCCTTTAGTGTTGAGTCAGTGTTTAAAGGTATACCCATTTCCATAAGATACTTTGAACGTTCTGTTCTAAAAGTATAATCCTTAAATTCAGATAATTCTTTTAATGCATTTACTAGTGTAGTTTTTCCTACACTCATTGTTCCACAAAATCCTATTTTCATATATTAATGTCTTGATGTTCCTTTTCCTACTGCTGTTTTATACCATGGTAGTCCTTCTTTACCTTTCATTATTTCATTCCATGTTTCATAATCAAATTTAATACCATTTAAATAATATTCTTTTTTTCTTTGTTTTTTATTGATTAAAGCAGGACCTTTTTCATTATGAAATACTGCTTTGTTACCAAAATCTAAAACATGGACTCTTGTTTTAGATCCATCTTCTTCAATTTTATAACATCTTCTTACTTTAGTTTTTGGGTTAAGCCATTTACTTATATTTGTTATTTCTTCTTGTGTTGCTCTCATGTTTTATTTTTTATCTATTATTAATGAGTTTATAATAAAAAACATTGCCACTAATGTGGATAAAATTGCAAATATCATATTATTTATTTAATTTATTAGTATTTTCTTTGGGCATTGTTAAACCACCTATAAGATTTTCATGCATATCACCCATTTCATGTGGTTCTTTATTATTAGCAGGATCATTTAAAAAGTCATTAATTTCTTTATCTAATGTTAATAATGATTCTGCAACATAAGTACCTTGAGCTCCTGATACTGTTATACCTCTTGCTGACAATGCATCACCTACAAAATGTACGTTGGGAAACCTAGTTAAACTTAAATCATCGTAGTTAACT